CCTGATTGTAAACCGCAGGCTGCTTTACCAGATGTTCCACCACCAGATTCATCGAATGGTCCACCCAAAGATGAAAGTGATTCTCTTAAATCTATTTCAAATGGTTTTACTGTATATGAACCAGATTCATCATAAGTTCGTCTTGCTAAAGTTTTTTCAATTTCAGAATAATCTGTATAGTTCTTTTGAATAGTAGTTTTACCACCAATAAACCGAACAACCTCAAAGAAGTTTTTATCTGCAAATGCAGTAGAACCAGCAGTTGCACTATTGACGAAATTCTTGAACGATAAATTTAAATCTATTTTGAATCTGTCTGCACCCGGAGCATTGTAATTATACGAACCCGATGCAGGATCTCTTAAAGTATAATCTTCATTATAATTAATAATTTGTTTATCAGCAGAAAATCCTACACGGCTTGTAGGATCAAGAAAATCTCTGATTGTGGACGAAGCACCCGTAGTTCCATAAGGAGAGGTAGATTGAGTATCGGTTTTTACAAAATATCCATCATAAAAATAAATACCATTCGCAACAGTTGTTAATTTTGCTGTACCCGATACACCACGAACATATAAGGCATCAGTTGAAGGTGTTGAAGGACCTGTCGATGCAATTCTTGCTTGATATGTGTTACTACCACAAATACCTTGTACTACATCTCCTGGTGAAAACTGTTCCCCTGCCACTCCACCAGAACCACCATTTAAATATTGTACGAATAAAAGATAATAATCATCATCTGTAGTAATATCTGCACTTAAACCGTGTAAAACTTTTGCTTTTCTAGTATCGTTACTTGAACCTATTGTTAAATTTGTACCAATAAAATTAGCAACATCGATATTTCCTGTCGCTCCCGATGTTGGATCGGGTTTTTCAAATCGAATAAAAGTTATATCTTGATTGGTAATTTCACCACCAAGAATTCTAGAACCATCATTAAATATATGGTCGCCAAAAGTCTTTATTTGATTTTGGAGTACAGTTTGAAGTTGTGTAAGTTCTCTTGCTTGGACAGCGTATCCTGGCCTAAACAACATACGAAGAAACTTCTTATTAACATCAAAGTCATCGTAGTAGGGATCTGTATTAAATAATGTAGGGTCATATACCATCTATTGTAAACTCCTAAAATTACACATTAACTGCATTCGTCAAATCCAAGCATAATTTTAACTTCTTCGTCCTGTTCATAGTTTTTAGTAATACTCTTTATATTCTGTATATATAAGACTTGCCCCGACCCTATGTTTAAATCGGGGGCATCTATAGAATCTATTGCATGATTAGCAATAGAACCGCCAGTCGATGAATGAAAACCGCCAGTTACAAACCCACCACGAACTTCGTTTAAAAATAATTCTCCCGAAGCACCAGCAGTTTTAGACCATTTTACAATCTTACCAGTTTTTACGATACCAGTGACTGAATCTTTTTGATAGAAAAGAACATCGGGGGTGTACGAAGAATCAGTTAATGAACTAGTTGAATCAGTAATCACAAATTTATTCGTCAATCTATATGATTTTTCTAATGTTTCTTCGTCTTGAACATCTGTTAATTTGTTTGCTCTTGCAAGATTTTGGAATCCGCCTTGTGTGGTGAATTCAAATGTTACTCCTTGAGTGGAACTAAAGTGTTTGAGAAGTTCTCCCATTCGTCTTTCAACCGTATTGAACGAACCTTGCCAAGCAGTTCCTGTAGTGAATCCAGCAGAGTCACCCACCCAAAATTCTTCTACTGTAGTACCAGTCGATGTAAAGGTGTTGTCTGTGACTTTGACAATAAGTTCATAAGGTCCACTTGTCGGTGCGCTCCAATCTTGTACTATTCCCTTTGCTGTGGCGCCACTTGCACCTGCAAGACCATTATGTTGTCTTACTTCTCTACCAACTACATAATCGTTCGGCGCGCCACCACTTGCTGCCGTATCACTAAAAACAAGTCTAACATCAGTAGAGGCAGGATTATCTAATTCAAAATTTCCTTGAACATTTGAAAGTTCTAGTGTTCCTTGACTTCCTTCCCAAGTCCAATCTTGAATCTTTGCAGATGCTTGTGATCTTTCACCGACAATACTGTCTCCTGTTGCTCCTGTTGTTGTCAAAAATGTTTGGTCATTAAACCCTACAGTAGAAAAATATGGAACGACCACACTCATTTGTTTTCTTCTAACAATTTCAGTACCCGCAGTCCAACCATCATATGTTCCGCCTTTAATTGTCGGATTTTTTACTAATGTTATTTGACGGAAATCTTGAGCAACAACAAAATTAGAATCGTCACCCTTTACAGTGGTTCTAATCATGATTTTATCACTATTAAAATCATCTAAAGCATTCTTTGCATGACCACCTGCGAGAGAAATTATTGGTGAAAGTGTTGGTCCTGCTAAAGTTTTTCCATCAATTAAACTTACACCTAAAGTTCCACCACTTACACCCAATGGTAAAATTCTGGGAACAGCAACTGTATAATCTTTGCCAACATTTAACAAACTTACACTAGAAATATTTTTGTTTGAATCTACTGTAGCAATTGCTTCTGCACTCGCTCCATCACCATCAAACACAATATTTGGCATAATTTTATATCTTGAACCTTCTTCACTTCCTTGTGTAGTTTTGACTTCTTCTAATAAAGGTACATCAAAATATACGAGTCTACTTCCACCATCATAATCTGTTATAATTCTTCTTTGTCCAACACCAACATTAGCAGAAATATAAATTGCATATCCATTATAATAATCGTCATCATCATTCTCACCAGCAGAAAGATACATTGCAGTTGAACCAGCAGGAGAATCTTGTGCAAGTACAGGTTCATCTTGAGGGTCAGTGGATCTTTCCCATTGTGCATTTGTAAGGGTAGAAGAAACATCAGTAAAATCAATATGTTCTATAGCACCATTTACAGAGTCTTGCTGTGCGTCCCATTGATTTTTGGTAGCATCTATGGTATCATCAACAACATATTGAACGGGAATATAATCTGTTGTAATAAATTCTCTTGCATCTTCTGGAACTTTGTATACAAACTTCCATTTATATCCATCTTGAAGCGTTACTGTTTGGGATACGGTGTGTGTTGGCTCGTATAATGATTGTGCGCTGTTATTGTTACTAATACATTTATATACATTTCCGTTAATTGTATAAATAAAATACTGCTTTGGAGTGCTTGCAAATAAATTATCTGTATGATTATATGCATCATATATAGTACCATATGTCCAATTATATCTGCGAATCATATGATATATGTTTCTAGAAGATATTCGTTTTGCACCTATAGCATCTCTCCATGCTTGAAATCCTCTTTCTACATTATCAATATTTGAAGCAGGAAAAGAATCACCAGTAGTACCATATGGTCCAGATTCTGGTGGAGAAGTTATACCCCACGAATCAACTTTTCCTAATAACAAGAAGTATTGATCATCAGCATCATTACTAAAGTTATTGTACAAATCTTTAGCAAATGTTGTTTGTAGTTCTTTTCTTAATGCATCAGATGCCATTTTTATCTCCTACTATGCCCCACTATATCCACCACATACTCCAGTTTCGGTATCTCCGCTATGGAATTGCCATGATGCAGGCAAATTAACGATTGTTTCAAGTCCAAGCATTTTAATTGGTTGATTAATAGTACTTCCTGCATTTGCCTCTCCTACACTTCCAACGCCACCTGTTACGAAGGTATATGATATAGAATTTAATCCCGTATGGTTATCTATCTCAATAACATCACCCGTACCAAAATTATTCTCACTAGTCAAGTAAACTTTTAAAACATTACCAGTTCCACCAGATGTGCCAGGAATCCAATCTTTTACAATTCCTTGGGCAGACACCCCATTACCAATTGTTTGTTGAACCACATTACCAATAGTATAATCATATCCTGCCGTATATCCTTCTTCACTTTCAGTAAAAGTATTTACAAAAATTTCTCTTGGAAAATTATCTGGAAATCTTGACTGAAAAGATGAATTAATACCCCAATATGTATATCCAAATAATGTAGAACCAGCATCAAGTGGACTACCTAATGGGTCGTGTGTCGTACCTTGAGTATATAATACAGTACCATTTCCTTTTCCTGTGGTTTGTACAATTCCAGTTGCTCCACCTGTTGCTTCGATTTCTTCTCCTACTTCAAATCCCAATACTCCACCAGTGCCATTACTGTAAACAAATACCACTCCACCCGTAGCAGTTCCTCTAGACCATTCAAATATAATTCCAGTGGCGCCAGAAGAAGAACCAGTAATACCTTCACCGTTTCTAAATGAACCCAAAGTAAATCCACCATCACCTGTACCAACAATAGAAATTCTTCCACCTGTTATACCAAGACAATGATTTGTTGCAGTAGAGCCAGGATTAAATCCTGTAGGATATAAATCCACGGTTGAACCAGTTGCGGTGGATCCCCGAAGGTCATCAATAGAGTTTAATGTATATGGGGTATAGTGTCCTATAACTGGTGTTTCTGATCCGTCAAGTTTTGTAAAGTATGGAGATGCGATAGTTGCACTATTAAACAAAGAAATATTACCAAACATTTTAGTTCCTGCTGGGTGAACCAATTTCTTTGCTTGCTTTAAGTAAGTTTCTAATGCAACTTCTGATTTTAAAACATAAGAATGTTCTTGATAAAAATCATTATCTCTTATAAATTTATTAGAACTGAGTTTTCCATCATTATTAGAATAATATCCGGGATATACACATAATGCTTCTAGTTTTGCAGTTCCTTCAGCATTACCATCTCCAGAAGAACTTCTAAAATTAACTGGTAATGTTTCTGTTGTACTCTTATAATTTACACCAAAATTATTAATGGATACTTGCACGATATTACCATTGGCTCCAACTTGAGATACTTTTCCTGAAGCACCCACCCCAGACAAATATTCAGCACTTCCATCATCTATAATAACATTATCGCCAGACCTATAACCAGAACCACCAACATTAATATCAATTACAGAAGGAACAGAAAATATAACTTCTCGTATTTCAGAACCATCGTCTATAGTTCCTCGGATTTCAGAACCCTGAGTAAATATTCCATTAATACTTTTTAAAAATAATTCCGTAACATTGTATTGATTAACATTGTATTGAATCACAGATTCTACTGTGGCTGAAGCCGTTATATCACCAACTCCAAATTTATCATATTGATATATTTTTTCTCCTAATAATTGGAAATTTGACGACCCATTGTTAGATGTTACTTTTATAGATTTGTCTTCTATCCATTTACCATCAGATACTCTGAGAAGGTCTTCTCCGGGATAATAAAAATCTGCATCGCTGTCGTGCAAGACTCGAAGTATTAATTTGATTGCTTTTTCAGTTCCTTTAGAACTATAAAAATCAGAAATGTTTTTAAGAAATGTTTTTTCGTTTAAAGATTCTCCAGAAGAATTGATGGCGAAAATTTTTGGAAAATCTGCAATGTATGTTTTTTGAAAATATGTAACAAATGAATCTAATGTTCTATCGACATCAAGAGTATCCATAAATGTCAAAGAAATTCCTGCTGGATTTTCTGTTTGTTCCATCCATTCATAATATGCTTCCATAAAATCAATAAATCCTTGGTGATTGTTTTTAACATATCCGGGTACAAGTTCTGAAACAAGATTTGAAATCTTATTTTCACTACTTGCAGTTTTTCCTGTAATAAGTGTTGGTACATTGGGTACTTCACCTTCTCCAGGACTTCCACCACCACCAAGTACACCAGACATTTATTACGAACCTCCACTTATTGAAATCGAAGCAGGAGCATCTGATGCAGAATATGGATTATATGGTGCAACAGTAACATCTACCGAATCTGTATCTGATGTATCAATTTTTAAAATAACATTTCTTTCAGATAAAATATCTTTGTTAGCAGGCACCGCATTAATTTTTAAAAGACTACCAGTGGATGATACAGGAAGAAAATCTTTAATCGAAACAATTCCTGTAGTATAATCAACTGTTCCAGCATCTTCTACTAAATAAATATTTTCTCCATCAATTACTTCAAATATTCTCATGTTTCCTGAACCATCATCATCAAAATATGCAGAAACGGTAGTTCCATCTGATTTAGTATACGAAAATGCACTACTGATGATGACGGGAATATGTCCATCGTGAGGATGAAAAATAGGATTTTCAAATTTGACAGTGTAAGATCTTACCTTATTTAAAGTTAATTCAATTCTTTTTTGTAAAGTAATTGCAGTTTCGTTTCCTAAAATAGATTCATCAGCATCATCTAAAAATTTGACAAATTTAGAAAATCTTAAATTCCTACTAAACTTTTCTAGATTTAATAAAGTATATGCAATAATTTTGGCATTAACTAATGTTTTTATATCGCTCATAGTTTTTGTAGTAGAATCAGCATCATAGGAAACATTACTTTTAATAAGAACATAAAGATAATTTGGATCTACAATATCGGGTATAATGCTTACAACATTTTGGTCTTTTATTAGGTTTTGTAAACTTAATTTATCGTTATTACTTAGTGCTTCCCCTGCTGTGGGATTTATTGAAACAAATACTTTTCCGTATTCTGGTGGATCATTATCTTCACCGCCCCAAACAAATACATCACTTGCTTTTGAGTAATTTTGTGTGATAAAAGATGTATAATCGTTTGCTGTTACTGTTCTATTTTGAGATTGAAAAGACCTAGGTGCATTAAATCTAATTGAATCTAATGATTCTTTGTCAGAACCACCAGAAGTTTCTGAAACAACTTCAATGTCAACAAGGTCTGTAATTGCACTGGATGAAAATGCTCTATTTCCAGCAGTTTCAGTGCTTCCAATATTATTTGCATTCGCACCTGAACAAACTATGTAATCCAATATAACGACATTTCCAGAGTCAGGTTTCTTTCCTATGATATTGTCACCAAAGTATACTTCAAATTGTCCATCTTCAGTTTCTTGGACCCAATATGATTTTGTCGTAGATGTCAAGGATGTGATATCTGTAACTCTTGACCATGTATCACTATATCCTGTAGAATCTGTAGTAGAAGTTTGAACATATACTGATAAGGTACTAGTATCTACATTTTTATCTGGAATGATAAATCGTTGAGTGTCATCACTGTTGTCTACAATGTAACTGTAATTTCTATAAGTACCTTCTTTGATTATTACATTTCTGGCTATTTTCTGTGTGGAATTCAAAACTTCGAAAGTTTCTACATCAGGATTATAAAATGTGTATGTTGTCCCGTCTTTTACTCCAACAAATTTAGATCGTTTTGTTAAAAATGTTGTTGAAGTATCATTATTAGTAATGGTAATATCTACCGTAGCACTTGCACTCGTTTTAGAAGTTGGAGAATATCCCAGTGATTTGGCATGAGAAATCACGGAGGATCTTTTAATTGCACTGTCTAAAAATAATTCATTGGCAATCATGTTGTTGTAAAATCCAAGATAGTGAGTTGTGTATGCCAATAAATCTAACATCACAGAAATTCCAGACCCTTCAAAATTAAAGTCTGAAAATTCACTTCGTCCACTTAGATAATCTTTAAGATTGTTTCTTATAGTTAAGAAATCTAATTGATTTATTTCAAGTTTATTATTTGCCATTATCGTAACCTCTCAAGTTGGACGGAAATATTTTGTGGTTCTGGAAAATTCTCGACACGATATGCAATCGTTACATTATATGTATTTTGGTCTGGAGATGCCACTATCCGAATATCCAACAATTTAATTCTTGGTTCGTGTGTTCTTAAAACATTTTCTATTGATTTTCTTAGTTCAATTTTTGTTAGGGGTGTCGCAGGCTCAAAAAGAAGATTCCTAATTTTTGAATGTATATCTGGTTGAAATGGCTTTTCGTATTTCTTCGTATAAATCAAATTTCTAACAGACCTCTTGATAGCGTCAAGACCTATTTTTTGAACAACATCTCCTGTGGTGGGATGTGCAATAAAGTTTAAGTCCAAGTCTTTATATCGATTTAAATTTGATTCTGATGCCATAGTATTCCTATTGTATTTATATCATTTATTTGTTTTTTGACTCTGTAATTCTACTTCTAGTAAACTTCTACTTCTATGCATCCAATCTTCTACAATTTCTGATTCAATTGTATCGACTTTCTCCCAACTACACCACTGAATCATCACATAACCAGAAACCATACCGCCAGTTTTAATTGGCAGAAT